ATCCAATGGTGAGTTTACCATTCAATGCATTAGTACCATGTGCGTTACCAATAACTACATCAATACTTCCTGCTTGAGGATTTGTTCCCAGAACTACAGGCAAACCATTGGTTGCAGGAGTCCCAGAATATTTTACAATTGTTAGTCTCACATTAGATGTTGCTGCTATGAAAGAGTTTGTGAGAGTAAAGATTGCTGTTGCACCACCAGCAGCATTAGTTGCTGTTACAGTTTCAATTGTTCCTGATGGGGAATTAGCTGTTACTCCTGTAGTAATACTTGAGCTTTGTACTTTAGCAACAGATACAGGTTTTACCTGTCCATCTTTTAAAGTTACGCCATCTACTGCAATTCCATTATCTGCAGTTTTTTCTGAGATAGTGTCAACAGAGATAGTATTTTTTCCTGTTACCAACAAGTTCCAAATTCCTGAGAATAAAGGAAATCTTCCAGTTCCAGATTTTTTTACGTCCTTAGGAAAGGAACTATTAGTGATTGTATTAAAGTCAGTCATTATTCGTTAGCTTTTTCTTCGTTTAATTTAATTTGATATTCTTGTGGAGTTGTGATTCCTGTTGCAATTCTTACTGCTGTTTCTACAATGGCCCAATGAGCTAAATCATTTAATTCACAGTTTTGTATTGCAGTTGTAGTTCCATCTCCTGTAAAAGGTATAATAGTTTGAGGCATTCTTAAATAACGGCCTCTATATCTATTTACAGTAAATGAACCATCTGTTATTAATTCATGTCTATTTGTATTGAAGTCCATCCGCCAAATCAAGCCATAGCCACCGGAGCAATATGGCTTTTTTTGAGGGTTATCAATATTGGTATTATACTCATCCTCAGTAACAGGTTTAACGTAAATTGTTAAGTTATTGTTACAAGGGTTACTTGATGTAATGACAGCCTCTTCATATAAAGTGAAAAGTAGATCATTTGGCATATCAAAGAAAACACCGTTTGTATGAACTCCTGTTTGGCTAGTAGATTGAGTTGTAATATCAAATGATGAAATTAAATTTGAAAATTCTTTACGTCTCTTTTCAGTTTCCTGAACTGAGTTGTATGGATCAAATATTGACTTGACAAAAGCTATTTGTGCTTTGCTCAAGAGTACACCCCATTCTTTGTCAGTGTACCCTGGAGCACCAGCACTAGCTATTTTATCATAGAGGACTGTAGCCTCATATTTCATTTCATTCGCTGTCATTCAAACTAGCTTCAATTTGCAATTTAATATCTTGGTTTGCATTTGCTTCTAGGAAGGCACATGCACCCTTAATATCATTTAAATCTCCCGGTAGATTCATGGCTATTTCACCGAAATAGTAACGATTACCAGATTTTTTAACCAAGCCTGCATTGACTGCTTTATTAATCATTGCTCTTGTTTCAAAGTATCTGTCATTTATAATTGATAGGAACTTGTCTACATCAGCATCAATTTGCTTGTCAATCTCATCTATAAGAAACTTTCTTTCAGATGTTTTGCTTGGTTTTTTACCTAAAGCAACGAGAATATTTATCATTGCTTCCGGATCATTTTCAATACGACCTAGTGCTTTATAAGCTTCACGTACTTTATCTTTAGAGCTAACTCTTGCAGATACTTCGTGGTCTAGGTCTACTATTGCAAAGCGATAAGTAGCCTTTCTAAGTCTTTCGTCCCAGCTAGGAGCTATCTCATCTTTATTAGACAAGAGTACCTTATACAGTATGTAATCCATAGGATCACTTAAGTCAAGGGTCTTTTCTCTCTTGGTTAATTTAACTTTTGCTTCTTTAGTAGCCCAAAAGTTACGAGCCTTACCCTTATCATTAGCAAATGCCTGTCTGGTTCCATGTGGTGATAAGTCACCCATTTCAAAAGTCAATCCAGACTTTTCTTTGCTTTCAAAGAAGTCTCTCTCTTCTTGTGTGAGGACGTTCAGGTATTTACCTGAACTGTCCTTTGGCACACAATATTCGATACTAGACTCACCCACTAAAAAGTAAGCTTCGTGATTTCGGTCTTTAATTACGCCTCTTGCTCTATCAAGAATTGGAACTATTTTTACCTTTTTGTTTGGTAATTTAAATTCTGTACTCATGTTTTCTTCTCCTTTATTGTTTTATTGATTACGCTTGATTGTAGATAAAGCTAGCTGTACGAGTAGGATCTTTCACCATTACTCCACCTTGCCAGAACTTGTGCTCTTCCCAAGCATCTTCTGCAGTTCCTACAGCTGAGAACTTACCATTTGGATCAAATGGATTTCTTAAGCCCGGAATGTATCTGTGTACGATGTCTTGACCACTAACTTTAACTTTACGGATATTAGCTTCACCATCATTGGTTCCGATGTCAAAGATGTCATAACGGTAAGATTCAGTTACACCACCTTGAGGATGATAAACTTTGTTACGAGATCTGTCATCGTACATACCCATAATAGAAAGGTTTACTACGATTCCATTGAAGGACTTGAATTCAACAAACTGACCTCCATATCCGTAACCCATTTGGATTCCGTTTTGAGTCACTTTGTACATTCTGTCATTGTTTCTCAGTGGAGTAAACAATTGAATGTAGTCTTCCAATTTTTTATGGAACTGCCATGCACCACGCTCACCAGTACATAAGAGGAATGCTCTTTCGTCCATAGCAAGTTTTGCCTCTGACAAGTCCATTAAACGAGAAGCCAAGTCATCAATATCAAAGTCAGAATAGAAAGAAGTGTTGGCTGCTTCTGATTGCTCACGAAGACCAGAACCTTCTTGAATTGCATAACCTGATACATCTTTTTGATTGTAGTTACCTTGTGCATCTCTGTTTGAAGTACCAAACATTAACAATCTGTTGATGTCTTGTCTGAATTCATTATCCAACATAAAGGATTCATAATGTTGCCACATTGTGTGGATATTACCTGAATCATCTTTAATGTAGGTTCCCATTTTACGACCAGAAAGATTACCGGGGGTTTTCTTCTTGATACGAATTTGAGAGAATGCATTACGCATTGAGATGTGTGATTTGAACTTAATATCACGGCCAGTCACTGACAGGGTACGAGATACAGGAGCATACTCACGAGAGAATAATTTACCTGCAACTAACTCTTCATAAGGAATGAAAAGAGTGTTGTCTCCGGTCAACAGTTCACATACATAAACTGTGTTAGTTCCTTCGCTGTATTGTCCTTTAATACGGATAGGATACTTTTCGTTTTTCTCACCAACGATTTTCTCAGTTACTGAGAACCAATCTTTAGCGAAAACAAGTTCAAATTCTGTGTAGGCTTTACCTGCTTCAGATGCAGCAGTAACGGCAGTACCATCAACACGAGCCTCAACAAGTGCAATATTATCTACACCTTTGGACGCAAGTTCCCAAGTGTAGTCAGTGTCTTGTGGAAATTCTTTAGTTTCATAACGATTTAAGAAACCTTCGATGTCATTTCCAAAATACTTTTGTTGGAGTGTAGTGATGTACTCAGATGCTTTTTGTGGGGATTCTAACCAAATTGCCCCAAGGTGGTTCTCAGTTGTGAGACCTTTCCAAGAGGAAGCATCGGTCATTTGTAATGGACTAATTTTCATATTTGTGTTCTAATTTTACAAGTATTTACTTGGATCTACACTATTCATAGCTTCAACTATTTTCTTAGTTTTAGCAGATCCTGTTCCTGCTCCTATATTTCCTCCTGAAACAGTAGTACTTTTCTGTTTTTCATCCAGTTCTTTTGTAGCACTGGTTTTAAGTGGAGCAACTAATTGTTTAAAGTCAGTAAAACCTTTAGTGACATTAAACAGATAGGCTAACATTGTATCAAAGTGTTTAGGGTCCTGTTGTCTTTTTTGCGTAATTGCATTAAGAACTTTATTAGGTTCCTTTGATACATTTGTTGTGAGAGTCTTAATCATTTCTTCTCTTACAGCAACAGGAAGTTTAATTCCTGGTATAATTGATTCAGTGGTTTTGATTTTGTCTTGAAGAGCTTGTAGGTCTGCAGCATCCTTATCTTTCTTAGCAGCAGCTGCATCATCAGCTTCTTTTTTAGCTTGTGCTAAACGATTTTGTTCAAATGCTTTGAGTGATGTTAATGCATCTAGTGCTTCTTCTTCATCCTCTCCTAAATCAATAATTTGTTTTACTCTCTTTTCTGCTTTCTCTGCAGAGTAGCCCTTTGCTAAGAAGTCATTCTTAATTAAAGCTGCTCTAAGATCAGCATTTTCTTTAATCATTTCTGGTGTAAATCTAGAGTATGTAAGCTCATTGTTTATAGCCTCTGCTGCATATTCTGCAGGTACTCCAGATCGTATAGCTTCAAGGTATCTTTTTTGCCGGTCATTTAAGTCAGCATACTCATTATCCTTAATTTGTTTTCTTACAAGGTCTGTTAAAGACTTAGCATCTTTAACATTTTCTAATTCTTCTTCCGTACAATTTGAAAAAAGTCCCTCCTCTGAAAAAGACTTAGCAAGAAGACTAATGATTGGAGAAGAAGTTGGCTCTTCAGATTCGGGATTTTTTTGTTTATCCTTTTGTTCTAATTCTTCCTCTTCATCTGTATTTTCCTCAGTTGTAGTAGATACAGCAGTCTCAAGCTGATTTAAATCATCAAGTTCAATTCCCTCGTCCTCAAGTTCTGGGTCATCAGGATTAGAATCCTTTTTCTCAACAGCCGGAGGAGTGGGTGCTACTTTAAGGTTTTCAGGATCACCAGTAGCCAGTAAGTCCGTGTCAAATAAGTCTTCCATAATTTTCAGTTCTTCTTCTCTAGGGGGTTAAACGATATTTATTTATTGTTTGTTACAGTACATAACAAATGAAGTTAACCTAGTTATAGCTTTATGCTTTAGGTTTTGATTTGCTGGCTTTTATTTTAGCTCTTTCAACTTCTCTGTCTTTGTCATTTTCCTTGCTTTCATGAGCTCTTTGTTTAGCTTCACTTTCTGCTTTTGCTCTCAGCTCTTTGTCTTGCTTCTCTTTATCTGCCTGAATTTTTTTATCTTCAGCTTCAGAGTTTTCTGAGCTTTTGTCCATTCCTTTTAAGAATGCATTTGCAGTTTGCTTAAGTTTTTCTAAATCAATATTATGCTCAAACTCTCTATCTAATACTTCAAGGTCATGCTCTCTATCTCTTTCTTTTTCAGCGGCTTGAGCTTGTATGTTTTGTTGCTGCATTTCAGCTTCTTTTTGGGCCTTCATTTGTTCATAATCTTTCTTCTGTTTAGAAGATAGTTTGAACTTATTAATCATTGCAGATACTGAATCAGAGGTCCATAAGTCAAGTAATTGTCCAAAGTCTAATGTACCGGCTTGTAATGCACTTTCTGCTAAACGTCTGATATTCTCAAATAGCTGCTTATCATTGTAGCCATTAGAAATCTTTAAATCGTAGTCAATTTCAGCAAAATCAGTACCATCAATCTCAACAATTTTAGATAGGAAATCATCTAAAACAAACTGTACTTTCTTGTTCTTCTTATTCTTCCATGCAATCTTAGCTGTTTCTAATCCGGCCTCAAGTACACGTTTTTTTACAAATTCATGCTCAGCAAACCAGTACTCAGTAGTTAAAGAACTTTGTGTTACAGATCTTTCTACTCCACCAACAGTTTCTCTATTTTCAATAGCTCCCTGTCTTTGCGGAGTTACTCCTGCAATCTCTCCTATCTTTTGCTCAATATAGGCTAATGTGCCCATATAAAACTGAAGTGAGTTTCCAAGTTCCATATCAAGAACCGGACTTTGAGTATTCATATTTCCAGCTATCTTTCCAAGGGCTGCTCCTTTTTTACCTTCTTTAAATGCATCATAGGGTACAGCTTTCATGTACTTAGCATAGTATAACCACATATCAACATCCCAACCATCAGGCATTTCATGTTGAGGTATCTTCATAATTTTACCCCAGTTAGTAGCTATGAGTAATTCAGTATTGTACCAAATGGCATTGTAAAGATATTGATAAGGCTTCATTCTGTCCATCAGGGACATGCCATAGTTATCATTGGTATTATAAATAGTTCCAACAATTCCCGGATAACATTTAGATGGATTTTCCATCTGTCTGAATTGTACGGGTCTTGGTTGAATTTTGCAGTAGATTGCATTAGCTGCATATCCTGCACCTCCACCTATTTTATGACCTTCCCACCACTCATTAATCCATATAGTAGTAGTACTTTCTCCTTTGATTAAATCAGGTTTATAAAACTCATCAACTAAGTCCTCCTGTTCATCTCCTGCAGCATCAATGTATTTTAATTTCTGCATTTTTCTCATGGATCTCCAGTATACTCTTAATACACGAATGTTTCCATCCGGATCAAATGCGGGTGAAAATTGATTCATATCATGCTCAAGTAGTGCAATGTCAATAGACTCTTCTACTTTAAGAGCAAGATGTTGTGGTGATATTTTAGGGTCGTAAGTTTTCTGAGCTCTGTTCCCATTCATTTGACCAAAATAGGTCTCAAGAGTGTTAATATTTTCGTCTGTTAAATACTCATTATATTCGTCAATCAACTTACCAATTGAGTAGTATTCTTCAATTAGAATGATGTCTGCATCTTCGATATAATTAGATTCTCCAGATCTTACAGTATAAACTTTCAGTGGATTTAATCTTTTACAAACAGGTTCTCCACCAATAATATCCCATTGATAAATTTCTTCAGATGATATTAATGCATCTTTAAAGCCCTTATTAAAAAGTACTTCTAATCTGTTTTTTTCCCAGATATGCTTTAGAATCCAACTTGCTCTTGCTTCTCTAATATCCTGATAGGAGTAATTCATATACTCCTGAAATTCTGCTACTTTTCTTTGAAGAGCTTCTTGGTCTTTGGCAGACTCTTGAATTTGAGTCATGATAAATTTTTGCCATTCTTCAGCAATGACCTTTTCTTTTTCAGAAACTGCATCCTGATTAATGACTCTGACTCTCCAGTCAAATTTACGTCTGGTCTCCTCTCCTAAAAGCAGGTCTATCTTTGGATTGCACAAAGGATAGTTCTGCATTTTAATAGGAGTGGACATTCCCTTTAATTTCAGGGGATTTGAGATTTGTTCTACTTCATTTTGATCAAGTATGTTAGAATAAAGATTGTAGTTTATTCTTTTATTTCTCTTTGATTTGCGTATGTTTTTATTAAGGTACATAGCAACTGCTTCTGCACCATTAATACAATCTTCTTTCCACTCCTTTGTTTTTTGAGAAGCGGGTTTCTTTTGTGCTGGAAACCTAGCTAATAAATATCCCATAACGCTTTTATACGAATTATTTTATTTTAAGTTTTGTAATACTTTAACTTTTGCTGGCCCGTAATTCCTTACCCAATAGCTATTTACGTCCATAGGCTCTGGCTCATCCAACATTCCTTCAATGTATTTAATCCGGTCCTCACGATAAATCATTAACATACCTAAAGCAGAAATTCTATCAAAGTTTCCATCATGATTCCAGCCTATTGCTTCTTTAATTAAAGCTACCGATCTGATTTTATGTAGATTAAGATATGATGAGGTTACATTGTTTTCTTCATCTAAGTCTTGGACTGTAGCTTTGTTGGACATCCATTGAGCACTTAAGCTGCGACACCATGCATTAATAGCAGTTGAAGGAGGTGTACCTTTTCCTCTATTTCCCATTCCTAAGTCTCTGACCATCTCCATTTGCTTTAATATGCGTGGAGTGTCTGCTAATCTGTAGATTGCATTTTTGTTTAGCAAGTAAGCAAAGAGTCCTTTGTTAAAGTTCTCGTAGTTACAGGTTGCATTATAGTACTCAAGTATCTTATGAACATTTGCATAGAAGTCATTTGCAGAAGGTCTGCCAGTGTACTCACATACAATTTCATCAGTTAATAAATCAAGTACTAGAAGTGATCCCAATGAATCAGTTGTAGAGTCATCTTGGTCATAGGAGTCACAACCTGCAATGTATCTTCCGGATGGAATTTCCCCTGTGCTGTCTTTTATGGGCACTTGAAATATTTCAATAGCTCCCTCTTTTTTATTATCTTTTAAGGGGAAATCTCTGATAGGAACTGCATTAGTTTCAGGTGTGAATTTAATTCCTTGTCCAGTATTAACCAGATTTCCAATTAGATGGCCTGATGTATAATTTTTAAGTCTTGGTGAAATGTAAGCCAGATGTTCTTTTAACTCAGGTACTGGAAAGATATTTCCCTGTACTCTCATTACTGCATCTTGCGGTGTAATTGAGTAATCTGCTTTGAATTGTGTGATAGCTGTAGGAGACTTAGTTCTCCATTCCAGCATGATTTCAATCAGTGCTTTTATGACATCTGAATTGCCATCTTTGTCATAGCAATACTCTCTGTTCAGATACTCTCCAACATAGAATGCACATTTTTGATTAGATGCATTTCTATCAAATACATTAGGTAGTGCTAGTACATCATATGATTCAGGATCATAAAACAAAGTCTCCATTGCTTCAAACGCTGGTCCTGCAGTTCCTCCGGTTCCAAATGATGTCATAAGTCCAAAGACTTTACGACCTTGTTTCATAGAACCCAGTGCAATGGTCCAGGCTGTCAATCCATCAGGAAAGTTACCAAACTCTTCCCAAAGAACTTCTGTTCCTGCTTTACCCCTTGCTTTTTGACTATTATTATTTAATGTTACTCCAATGATTTCATTCTTTCTTCCCTTCTCTGTTCCAGTAATGGGGTCTTTATAAGAAGCTCGTTTATGATCATCTTTATCTTTATAATCTCTGGGTTGGGTCCAAGGAGTATTATTATCAATAAAGTTTAATACGTTCCATGTTTTGTCATTTAGAATTCCATCTTTGTAAAGATAGTCTCCCTCCGAAGCTAGTGCATACATTTTCTGGTTTCTTCCCATAAAGTATGGTCTGCTTAATACAGCTCCTCCTTTAAATGAATATCCTCTACGACGAGTTTTGAGAACATTACAGTGTTTACCTTTTGCTCTTGCTTGTCGTCTATAATGGAAGTATAAATAATCTCCATCCCACATTTCAGGAAATCCTTCAAGACGCATAGCTTCAGTGGCTTCCTGTATATCATCAGCAAGATTTAATACTGAAGCTTCATAATCAGGATCTTCTTCAGTTGTTGCTTTTAGAATTGGACAAAAGTTAATATACCAATAATGTTCTCCTGTAATCCACTCTCCATCAGACTCTCTGACATAGCCTTCTATACATCTTCTGGTCTGCTCATCCCAGTATTTTTTATAATCAGAATCCGGGTTACTATTACGAAAAGCAAATGTGTAACAACCATGTTTTTCATAGTGGTTAGCTGCTTCTCTAAAGAAGTCCATATTCTCCAGAATATGAGGCTCTGTTAAGTTAACAATGACTCTGCCTTTAGAATCTCTGGTCAAATTCTTAGCTCTCTTCCTGTCTGCCCTAATAAAATTATAGACAAATGGTACAGCTTCTATAAACTCTAAAATGTCCCCTTTCAATCTCTCATCCTTAAGATTTAAAAGGTTTGCCATTTGAGCAGATGAGATGTTATCAATCAACATATAATCCTTTCTGTCTTCCTCCTCTTAAGTTGTTATTTTGAGCTTCCTGTTCTTTCTTAACAATGTCCTCAAGCTCTTTAATTTTTTTTACTGTATCCGGTAAGCTTTTAATTGTATCATTAATCTGTTTTGCATTATACTTAGGCTTTCCTGATTTATCAGTCTCTGCCAGAGAAATATTTCTCAGAAATTTATCTAGCTTACCTAATGCTATCACTGATGCCTCATACAACTCTGTACTTGCAGTTTTAGAACGCTCTCTGTAAAAATTAATTGCTTCTACAAATTCTTTATCTGGTTTCCATGAATCTGGAAGTGCCTTTAATACAGAAACAATTTGTTTTAATCTCTCTTCTTCATTAAAGATAGAGTTGTAGTCTGATTTAAAGTCTGCCATAAAATAAACTGCAGCCAGCTCTGCAATGGCAATAGCCTTATCTTTTGACTTATCTCTATTCCAAATTACAGCGAATGGTTCCAGTACCAGAGCTTCAGGTGAAATTTGGACTTGGTAATTTACAAGATCAAATAATTTCATGAAATCCTAGTATTGGTACAACATTGACTGATTTAATTTCAGCCATTTTTTCTTTTATGGTTTGAATGTCTAA